ACTTCAGGCGGAAGGTTCTTGGTGGACTCGAAGTCCCACCTGATGACCTCCTTATCGACCACCAGTCGGTGCTGGTTCATTACCGGCTCCAGGGTGTCGATGATGCGCTTCTCCTTCTGCTTGGAGTGCTTCACCTCTTCGATGGTCACGGGGTAATGACGGACGAAGTAAGGCTCGATGAGCTTGGTGAACATACCATCACCGAAGTTGGCCTCGATGACCACTTTGTTGACCTGCTGGGCCTTTGCTAGCCTGACGATGTCCTGAAGGGTCTCCTCACCGTAGCCGTCACGGTACGCTCGGAGGGCCGTCAGGTAGAGGTAGCCGTTCAGCATCTTGATGACGCAGACGGCGCACTCGTCCTTGCCTCGGCCAGAGGGGTCGATAGCCATGACTGACCCGGAGTACGGGAGCCACTGACCTTGAACCGCCATCGGCCCGTAGTACTTGTCTCCGTTGAAGCCGACACAGGGGATGTCGTTATGGACCAGCCCAGGAGCTGCGGCCCAGATGGGCTTCTCCGGGGCGTCGGTGGGAGAACAGTGCATGACGATGAGATCAGAAAGTCGGAGCGGGTAACGCTCGGCGTCGGAGAGCTTGGTATCCAACATGAACTGGAGTTGGAAACCGGAGCGACCATAGGACAGTTCACGCTCGAAGAGGTCCTCCTCAGAGAACCGCTTGGGATCTGTGGACTTACCTACCAGGGCTGGATTGGCCTCCAGCATGTTGGCAATGAAAGGAGCCAGCCGGTCACCATAGGCGATCTTCTGCTCCTCGTTGGGGAAACGGGCAGGCCAGATCCTCACCTCGTAGCCACGGTCAGGAAGGATGTTGTAGAGGCTCTGCTCGGTCTGGGGAGTGCCCAGATAGGTGATCGTACCACCCGGCTTCAGGATAGCGTCGAACTCCTTCACGGCCTCGGAGAGTTTGTCCCTCATGGCTTGGGTGAAGGCGTTGTTCGGAACCTCGATGTCGTCGGGGATGATCTCATGGGCACGGCTACCGGCCAACTGGGAGAAGATACCCTTGGACACCACGGAGGGCGCATGGTCAGCACGAGCAGGACCAACGTCGAAGGCCACCTTGGAGCACCGCTGCTCGGAGGTTGGCATCAGGCACTGGAGGAGTGGGACCTCCTGGATCAACCTCAAGGTGAACGTCGTGAAGTTATCGGCTCGGTCCTTCGATGCGGACACGATCATGAACTTGAGGTTCGGATCTTGTCGGAGCCGCCAGAGGACGTAGGCCGAAGTGATCCAGCTTTTCCCTACTCCACGGAACGCTTGGATGATCTTACGGCGTGGGCCGTACTGGAGGTAGTTGGCGATGTCGAGCTGGACCGGCGTGGGATCAGGCAGTCGAAGGTGACGCCAGATCATGGTGAGGAAGACACGAAAATCTTTGAGCTTTTCGGGGATTGGGGTGAAAAGGGACGATGAACTCATAGTCTCCTTCCAATTGTTGAGGTTCACAGAGAGAGAAGTGAAGTGATAAGATTGTGTGTCCCGTCTGTAAGGCTCGATGGCTCGGCAGAGCCTCGCTAGGATGCCCTAGGAGGCACGATAGGACAGTGGGTGGTATGATTGGTCATCTTCCGTACAAAGTCGATTAGAGAGGCTTATACGAGGCCGTAGGATGCCCTAGAACCGCTTCTAGCCTTGAGCTATATAAAACCATTCCTAGCTCTCCAGACAGGCCTTAGAAACGATCCTAGAGGCTCCTAGGGCAAGACAGGCTCGTCCTGTCGGACTCGCATGGTGAGGTGTTAGGACAGGAAGCGGCAACCTGATACATCATCGTCCATCTCGTCCGAAGACGGGAGGGAATCGAGGATGCTCTTCATGGTGTCATTGTGCTCCGGGAGGCACTCGATGCCATTGTCCTTCAAGAACGCCCTAATGACGTTCAGGTCGGCAGCTGTACATTCGCCGGACTGGAGCTTCGCCAGGAGCTGCTGAGCGAACGCCTCATGTAGGGCTCCCAGGAAGCTCTCAGTGGCTCTTTTACCAGGAGTGGCCATATCTCTCTCTCAACCTCCAGATTTGAATTTGAAGTAAGCACCTACTGCTCCCACAAGCCCAGCCCAGGACAACCTCTCGATCCAACGAGTGGATGCACTCCGGTCCTCAAGGCTGCGGATGCGGGTCTCATGATCTTTGATCAGCTCAATGAGAGCTTCCAGTTTGGTGTTGGCTTTGGCTTGGGAAATGATGAGTTCGGTGAGCTGTTTGAGGGTTTCGTGGATGCCCTTGATGGCTTCTTCCAGGGAGGTGAAGCGAGGGCCTTGGTTGCAGTAGTGGTTGTTACTCATCGGGGCGTCACCTCGTCAGGCCAACGGAAGACGGGAAGCTCGGCCAGGAGTTCATCCACAGTAGGGATCTCTCTGGTTCCGGCCTGTACCTCTGCTATGATCTCGTAGCCTTTGGCCCAGCAGGCATCACGCCACTCGACACCGGCCTGACCTTCAGCGGCAAACTTGGGGTCTGTGGAGGTGGCGTAGGTGCAGAGGGACAGGATACCATCGTAGTTGCGCTCACGGGCCTTGGCGTCCATGTGACGCTGGATGGCGTCGGTGAACGTCTTCTGGACATCTTCTGGTGACGGATCAGGGGCGACATAGGGAGCGACAGGGCCAAAGTCTCCAGCGAGAGCACGAGCATAAAGCTCTCGTCCATGTTCCGTGATGTCGTCAGGGGTGGCATGGAACGGTACAAGCCCGATTCCATCAAAGTTTACTGTAAGTTCAATACCGCCGTGCGCGGTAAATTTTGGATTAGAGACCGTTGTGTAACGCATATCATCCTCTGTTATGCAATACGCTGCCAAAGTGTTGCGTATAAATTTACATCTGTCTTACCAAGAGCGTATCCAAGACACCTCCACGTTCCAATCAAAGCATAGCTGTAGACACGTAATCCTGATCCTGATGTAATTCCTGCTGGTTTTAGCTCAGAGCCAGATATTAGTCCTCCAGGCGCTACGGTTGTTGGTGACAAGTTGATTGCCCAGCAAAAGCTCCCGAGGTTACTATGTCCAGTATCTGATGCTGTTACTAAATGTCTCCATGGCTGCCAAGCACCATCGATCTTATATCTCACATACCACTCCTGATCAGCGGTGAATCTACAAACACGCTGACAGATCCAAAGATCGTTATGTTTGATCACCTCGCCCATCAGCCATTCAGCGTATGGGCCATTGGCCGCTCCTTGGCCCATATACCAACCATTCTCTGTGGCAGCATTCCAATCGGTGATGAGGGTGCAGGTACCACCAAGACGAGAAGGAAGCCATCCCTCCGCAAGTTTTCCATCACTCCCAGTAACAGGAATGCGGTTCTGCTGGGGTTAATTGAGCGTGATAGCCATCCAATGTATCGGCATTGAGTGTTGGAAACCACCCAGCATCCAGTTGGCCGTAAGCATCCGCGACGGGAATCTTCGATGCTCCCGGTGTTTGAGATGCGGTGTAGCCGTTGAGGGTTGACGCCTCCATTGGAGGGAGCCAATCAACGGACAATTTCCCGACAGCGTCAGCCACAGGAATCGTGTTTGGGTTCGGCGTCTGGGACGCATGGTAGCCGTCCACTTTGTCGGCGTTGGTAGCCGAATCAGCAGTCGTCGCAGAGGTTGCGGTATCAGCACTTCCGGCAGTTGTGGCATAATCCGCATTCGTGGCGTGACCGGCTTCCGGGACATAGGATACTTCAACCGTAGGGATGAAGCCGGAAGGAAGCTTGCCTGTTGCATCTAGGGCCGGGAGTTTACCGGAGTCATCAGCTCCTGCAGGGGTCACTGCGACAGTCTTCACCGCAGCATCTCCCAAGCCCAAGTTCGCCCTGGCAGCAGAAGCTGTCGTTGCCCCGGTCCCACCTTTCGCCACAGGGACGATGTTCTCGGTTGCTACAGATCCCAGGCCCAGGTTTGTTCTGGCCCCTTCAGGAGTGCTGGCTCCGGTTCCGCCCAAGGTGATCGGGAGGATGGAGCTGATGGTCTTCACCGTGGCGCGGATGAGTTGAGAGACCTTGACCCACTTGGAGCCAATCCCGGCATCCACCTCGGCATCCGTAGCGGTCATCTCCGGGTGAGCTGAGGTCGAGCTTTCGTGAGCCTTGGAGGCATAGGTTGTGTCGTGATTGTGATTTTCCTTGGCGAGGGGATGTCCACCGGCAGTGACGCCATCGTGGACCACAACGGTATTCTTGGTGGTGTCGACGGTCAGCTCGCCGACGAGGCCGGTGAATTCGGCATGCTCGGCGGTGGTTCCCCGCCGGCGTTGAATGGCTTTGGACATTAGACGATTCCTCCATAGTCGAGCGAATCATCAGGGACGTCAGCGATCATGCCATAGTCCGTGAGGTTCGCCAGTTGAGCGTAATTTGCGGCCAGCCCTGCCGATCCTGCCGCAGCGTCGGCGTAGGACTGACAGATGGCCTCGACGTCTCCGATGTATGATGCAGAGTTGGCAGCGGCATCAGCCGAAGCAGCGGCGTTGGTTTCAGCCAGGACCGCCCTGTCCTTGGCGTCAATAGCGGCATCCCGTGCAGTGAGTGTTGTGTCCCTGGCTTGCTGGGCTTCCTGGCTGGCCTGACTAGCCGCATCCGCTTGAGCCTCAATCACAGGTGCCAAGGCGAGGATCTCATCCCGTGCCTCGACAGCTTCCTGTCTGGCGTTGGACAAATCAGCGGCGATTCCGTTGACCGTGTCCTCGGCAATGAGAACTCGGTCCCGCGCAGCCAGGGTGATGTCCCGTGCAGCCTCGGCCTGTTGTGCGGCCTGGGAAGCGGTCGTCCCTACCGACGCCAGGAGGTCATCGATGTACTTCTTGGTTGCGGCATCGGAGGGGTTGATGGGGTCAGCGAGGTTGATAATCCTCCACCAACGGGCATCAAAGTTCTCGCCCTCCGGGTCCACCTGGATGGCGGTGTTCACCTTGTCGTAGGCTTCCTGGACCACGAACAGGAGCTGGAGGGTCTGCCGGTCCAAGTCGGAAGCGGTCAGGATCGAGCCGTCCGTGTAGTCCACTTGGGCCTTGTCCTTCGGTGTCTCCCGCTTGATCGTGACCAGAGAGCCTAGGGGAGGTAGCGGGTCCAGGACAATGAAGCCTGTTCCCTGCCACGTATACGGAACCTCACCACCATCGACGTACACTTTGACATGCCGCTTGGAGATGAACGGAAACGGGACTGCATATGTACCGCTGGTCCCATTTGCTTCGTAGATGGCATAACTGTACGCCATAGATATTCCTCATCAAACGCAAGAAGGCGTCCCATAGTGTGAACACTACAGGACGCCCTCATGTGCGTGTTTCTTGTTTCATGGTTAGTACTGGAGAAGGTTGGCGAACTGCTCCTCGGTAGATCGGGTAAGTGCTCCTTTCTTGATGGCTGTGTTCCTCCTGCGGGTTGCTTCCACCTTGGCGAGGAGATCCCGGTCCTCCCGGAGGAGCTGCTTCTTGGCAGCGTTCCGGTAGGCCGTGATGATCTTCTTGACGACCTCGGCACGGGGCCCGCCCTCCATTCCAAGCGGGGGATCATCGAACCGTTCACGGTTGATGTCGTACTTCTTGGACTTGAATAGCTCATCCAACCGCTCATACAGCGTCTTGCCCTGGAGCTTGATCGTTCCGTGCAGCTCCAGGAGCCTGGAGTACTGCTGCGGTGTTAGCTC